GGTTCCCTCATTCCTTCTGGATGATATTGACTACGAAGAATCTTCGGACTTCGTACCTTCGACTTGTGAGGATATTGATATCAGACGTTGTCAGTGGCTCCTGCGTGAGTTCTTACGTCCAAGCAATGACGATGAATACGAGTCCTATTACGTACCTGTTATGGCAGCTTGTGCTGGCATAGGTAGTGTTGTCTTTGACGATTGGGTTGAATGGGTACTACGTGGTCATCATGGTGAGAAAGAAGAGAATATTCGACCATTTAAATGGAGAGGTCTCGGTAAATATGCAGGTCATACTAAACTCTATTCACTAGCTAAAAAGCAAGACGCTAATTGGACTAGTCGCCTGCCTTCAAACTTACGATTTGGAGCAGCAGGTAATGCCTCAGGTTATACAGAAACTGATCCAGTCATTAGTTTTGACGAGGTTATATCACACGCAAAAGGAGAGCATATGGATTTTGAACCAGAACCGTTACCAGATACTAAGGAGGTGAAAAAACGTGGACGCCCAAAGCGTTCCAATGATGATGCAGCAAAAGAACGTGAGGACGACGTAGATAAAGTCAAAAGAATTTTGAGTGGCTTACGTAAAAACAAACTTACAGGTGCTATTGAATACGATGATCCAAACGGTCATCTAGTTCAACTAGAAGGTCATGATCTAGATCTCATGACTACAAAGCTTGCTTGTGAGCATGGGACATTCATCCCTGAACAACGAATCAAGTCTGCTATTCAATATGCAGCACTTAAGAATGCATACTGTCCGATCACTAGATATCTAGACGGTTGCGCTGCACGTAGCAAACCACATCCAAACTGGGACAAGGTTGGTTCAATCTTCTTAGGCAACCCCCATCAGCTGGCTACAAAAGCCATGCAGCGCATGATGATTGGGGCTGTAGCACGTGCTTACAAGCCTGGTGAGTCTATGTCTTGGTTGCCGATTCTCGTCGGTGCTCAGGGCGTTGGTAAGTCCATGTTTGCCAGGAATCTTGTTCCTGATCAACTGTTCTCAGAGATCACCACACCTCTGGAAACCTTGATGCGTGAGCAGTATCGATTGCATGTTGCTTGGCTGCTAGAGCTTCCTGAAATTGACAATTACTTCAGCATGAAGAACATTGAAAATTTCAAGAACCTTGTAACTAGTCGTGTAGACGAAGTTCGATATCCCTACGCATCACTGCCTTCTAAGTTGCCCAGACGCTTTGTAATGATTGGCACCACCAATCGGAACCAGTTTCTGGTTGACAGCACAGGTAACAGACGTTTTGTACCTCTAGAAATAGGTCTAGGTTTTCAAATACCTTGGAAACAAATAGCTCAAGAACGTGATCAGCTATGGGCTGCTGCAGTCCATGCTTATCGGGAAGGTGTACCTTATGAATTCAATAGTGGTGAAATTGCTGAGATTGCAGATTACATTCAAGAGTTCGGTGATCCGGACCCCTGGACTGATAAGATTGCATCCTATGTGTCTATAAGAGAAGAAGTAACAGCAGCTGATGTCTTAACTCAAGCTCTTGAACTTGACCCTAGAAATCAAGGTCGTAGAGAAAGCAGACGTGTAGCTGACGTACTCCAATCTATGGGTTGGAGGCGTATCGTTACTTCTAGAAAAGATCCTGGGACTGGCAAGCGTAAGTCTTTACGTCTCTGGATTCGTCCAAAAAGTGATCCTCTCAATGAAGATCATATCTTGAACGATTTTTAAATACACATATTTAACATTTAGGTATTACTATGAAAACAACGGATATCAAGCTTGGGCTACGTGTGCGTGTTAAGTCAAACGGTATGACAGCACTTGTTGTTGGAGCACCTGAGTATTACACTCCACGAGCAAAACTAGTCCGCATTAAATACGAAAATAGTACTCGATATGAGTACATGATTAACCATCAGCTAACAGCTCTGCCTACTAATGAGCAGTATCCAGCTAACGGTGGTGAATATGTAAAACCCGAAGGTGATTTTTAATGGCTGAAGCTCAACCTAGTAAAAAACGTGGAGGCCATGCTTATGGCAGACGCGTTAAACAGATGTCCAACACAGCTGTCGAGGGTGAGCTCTGCCTTTATCACGGCCATTCGCTTGGAAGATTTTCAAGTCATTCCATGCGATACGACAGTCATCAAGCATGTGTTCGTTGTGTTGCTGGAGCACGTGAAGGTCGAATGTCATTTGACATTGACAGACTTGTAAAGAAGAACCGAGTTAAGGCTCTTAAGTTCTGGTCACAAGTAGAGATCGGTGCACCCGACGAATGTTGGAATTGGACGGGATGTGTCAACAAACGTACAAAGCAACCTCAGTTTGCATGGAGACGACACGGATTATCTAGTAGTACACAGCATCACCCACAACGAGTTGCAATGTGGTTTAGCTGGGGTGACCTTGGCTATTCCGCTGTCAAGACTACCTGTGGCAATAAATACTGCTGTAATCCATTCCATCTGATTCCACAGAACATAGGAGTGTTTGTAGATCATGACAGCTACTTTGAAAGCTTTGAACTTGCATGTGAACTACATACGCTAAAGCAGCGTATTGGAGAATATGTGATGGAAGAAGCACTCAAGGAACAAGAGAAAGCTATGAATGCTGAGGATCTAGCTGATCGTGAAGCATTAATACTTGATCCAAGTTCACTTTATGGTGACAAGTTTGAAGCAGTAATGCTGGATCTACTTGCAGGTAATCATCCAAGCCAAAGATCTACGTTAGACCCTGGTTTACATCAAGGTCCTACAGATAACGGAGAAGAAGATGAAAACCCCACGAGTGATTATTAAATTACTTATCCTTATACAAGAGTCATTCAATTATGTCAAGACGTACAGATTTACTGCAACAACTAATTCGATCTGACAAGTATGGTGAAGAGAAGGAGCAAGAACAAAAGTTTCTAGCTGCAACCGCTGAACTTATACTTACTGATCTTATTAATATCGCAAGCAACGGTGTTCTTGCACGTGGGGCTGGCAGTCTCGTTATTAATCTACAAAACGATTCCACTACATTTATGAGTGGATCTGACATTGAAAAAGACATTGTTGCCGCCGAAAGCGCTGATGATGATGAAGTAGTTAAGTTCCTGCGAAAACTGCTTGAAGAAGTTGATGAGAATGACTGGTCCAATAACGTACTAATTACATTAATCAGTGATGCTGGAACAAGAACATTTAGCGTGGAAGCAGGTGGGAGCCAAGAAAGCTTCCGAACGTTCGCAGAAGAATTTAGCGGATAAGCTCAAGGCACAAGGTTTAAAACTGCCTTTGTATCCCACTCCTCAACTGATTGAGCGTGCTCGATCTGTGATGGGCAGCATTGACTTTGATCCAACATCAGATCCAGTCCAGCAGGTTCTGGTAGACGCTACGTCTGTGCCGTCGTTAGACGTAAACCCATTACATGAAACATGGCATGGAAACGTATGGGTATCTCCAAAAGGAGCAGTGCGTAATACACGCTTGTGGTTAAACAAAACTATCAATGAATATAGGAACAATCATATTAAAAGCTTTGTCTTTTTTACTAGTGCATCTGAAATCATTCGTGCTACTCCTATTCTTTGGGACTATCCTGTATGCATTCCTTTCAGGAGGATTAAGCAACTTCGCGCTACAACCAACGGTTTTGAGCCCGTCTGCCCTTCTACGTGGAATGTTCTTATCTATGGTCCGCCTCTAGAAGAGGTTATATCAGATATTGATAAAGTCACTCTGTTCTATAACACCTTCCGTGATGTAGGCAGAATCATTTTTAATGAGTATGCAGGAGATGGGTGGTCGAAAGATCTTGAGTATTTTGAAGATCGCAAAGGTGACGTTGGATGAAACACATCTCTCCTAAATGCTTATACAACTTACCGTCTGGTAATGCTGTGCATCCTTGCAGGCTCATACACAAAGATGGCACGTTGATGTGGAAGCATGCACTCCTGTACAACAACAAGCTGTCTGTACCTACTGAGCAAGCACATGAAGCACACATAATAAAAACTGCTCAACGCCTAGAGGAGCTGAACAGTTGGGTGTCTCTTGATCTTGAACCGTGGGATTGTTTAATTCCTACGGGGTGGTACGTACCCCATATCCCAGACCTTAGTAACGGTATCTCTGTATATTTCAAGCACTTTAGCCGTGATACGGCGGATGTTTATGACTTGCTCTTGCCTCATATCCAAGATCATGAAACGTTGCACCAATCAAGTCAATATCTGTTCTTCAAGCGCTGCTAATTGCGCCCTATCAGGCGCTTTAATATGTTAGCGCATTGAGTTAATTAGACGAGTTAAATACCACTGTGCTTTTTCTGCATCCTGCAATGGTCTGCCTTTATGCCACATGCGCAACATGTACTTCAGAACCTGACCTTGCAAGAAACCACGCTCAACACTTGCTGCCAAGCTAATGGCATCTTCAATAGTGTCGATAACTTCTTGTTTACCCGAAGTGTAATGCTTAGGGCTGTTTACTTGATCAGAAGAGTCGGCAGTCAATTCAGGATTTTCTTTTCTAAAATCTGACATGTATTCCTCGAATTTATCGTATTCATAGCAAAATTTTTCGTAATCCATTTGACTCACATATACTTGACTCGTTATCTAATATAGAACTATATACCTCAAAATGTGAATATGCCCAGTCCACAAGGTGACCCGACATATATCAAGAATAAAGAGAAGTATTTTATCAATCTTGCTAAACAAGTTGGACTTGCTTCTACCCACCCTGCTGCTCCAGGAGGCTGCATCGTTGTACGCGATCGTGAAATTGTTGGAGACGGACGAAGCCTTCTTACAGATAGCAAGGTGGAAATCGACTGCGTTTGTTACGCAATAGCTGCTGCTGCAAAGCGTGGCACACCCATGGCTGGAGCGGTTATCTATACAACTCGATATCCGTTCTCAGCATCTGTTTTTCAATGCCATGTTATGGGCATCAAGAAAATAATTGTACTGGCTCATCAATGGGAGCCTTACTACAAAGACGAATTTAGACGAGCTGGACGAATAGCTCGCGAACTATCAATTGCAATTGAAGCTGTATATGAAAACGAAGACCCACGATTCGCTGTCAATCGAGACGCTGACAGGGACCTTGAAGAAGAACTCTACGAAACTTCAAACCCTTACAAGCCTGATGACTATGACCCAAAAACAAAAGGAGAAATCCACGATGACGACTGAACTTTTGTTTGACATTGAAAGTACTGGACTACTCAGGCGTGGTTCAACTATTCACTGCATTGTGATGCGTGATCTTGCTAAAGAAGGTGAAGCAGAAGTGTTTGATTGTCAGCCAGAACGCGCTATTATTCAGGGTGTCAAAGCTTTAGAACGTGCTGATGTTCTCATTGGGCACAACATAATTGGCTATGACATTCCGCTCCTTAAAGAGCAATATCCTGACTTCAGTCCTGTAGGAGATGTAATCGATACTCTTGTATTGAGTCGTTTGTTCTATCCAAAGATTGATGCCAGAGATTTTGAACGTCGTCCTACAGGTATGCCACAGCGTCTGTATGGACGACATAGCCTAGAAGCGTGGGGTTATCGCCTCCGCTGCTTCAAGGGTGACTTTGGCAAGCACGAAGGCAACTGGGAGACATATACCCCTGAGATGCTGGATTACTGCATCCAAGATACTCAAGTTACTGCCAAGTTATTTGAGCTGCTTACACGTCGAATGAATGATTATCAATGAACACTATGACTAAAAAATCAGATCCACTTTCAGTTACAGAAATGCAAGAAGCAGCAGAGATTTTCTTTCCGTTGTTTTCGATTATTGACAAGCGTATGCCTAAAAATGCGGCAACGGAAGACACTCTTAAAGTAATGGAGAATGTTGCCAAACTTGGACACAAGCTAAGAGCAGACAGATTGCTCGAAGAAAAATCTCTTGACTTTGGTTTTAACAAAACAGAAGACACTTCTACTTTATGAACATCTATCGCTCGCTTCTTAAGCTAACTGTTGCTGGATCAACTGGTTTAATTTTTTTATGCTTTGCCTGGTATTCATTTTTAGGCGAAGACAAAAATCCTGGTGATTACTGGTTAGCTATGAAATACGACAAAATTTGCCAACAGACTCAAAGGCGCAATAGCTTTGCTTGCTATCGAGCTGAGATACATAGAGATAATGCATTGGCATTAGCTGATTGGGGATTTAAATTAGGCACTATTGGAACTATTGCCACTGTTGGTTTGTTACTAAGTAAAAAGAAGGAGGATTCAAATGGTGAGTGATTATGTCCGGCTTGAAATGCAACTTGCTCAACTGATGTCTCAACAAGAGGCATCAGGCTTTCGTTTCGATATGGATGCTGCAGTTCGTGTACGTACAGAGCTGCAAGAAGAATTTGACAGTTTAAAAGCAAAGATTCTGTCAATCTATTTATACATGCCTGGCAAAGTCTTTACACCTAAGCGTGCAGACAAAAAGAAAGGCTATGTAGCTGGTGCTCCTATGACCAGACTGACTGAGTTCAATCCCACCTCACGTCAGCACATTGCATTTGCTCTTCAGACTTATCGTTCTGCTCGGTTTGTCAAAGTCACAGACACAGGCAAACCTAAGGTTGACGAAGCAACACTGTCTGAGATTAGAGATAATGCTTTGGTTCAAGGAAACCAGCAGCTGCATGACGAATGCGAAATGTTCATTCGTTTACTAACCCTGCAGAAGTGGTTAGGGCAACTATCGGAGGGAACCAACTCGTGGTTCAACTCTATTGAGGGCGATGGTTGCATACACCACTCCTGCACCCTTGCTACACAAACGGGGCGTAATGCCCACCGGGGTCCCAACCTTGGGCAGGTTGTGAGTGCACCATGGGCACGGCAGCTATTCATTCCCCATCAAGGGATGGTCATGGTTGGTGCTGACCTTGAAGGACTAGAGCTCAGATGCTTAGGGCACTACCTCCATCGGTTCGATGAGGGGGCATTTGCTGATGTTGTTATCAATGGCGATATTCACCAGCAAAATGCAGACCGAGTTGGATGTACACGCAAAGAGGTCAAGACCGTCACGTATGCGTTCATTTATGGTGCAGGTGACCAGAAGCTAGGCCACAGCCTTCAACCTGAACTATCGGATGCTCAGAAGAAGCAGCTTGGTGGTGAGCTACGTCGAAAGTTTCTTGACGCTATCCCTGGACTAGAGCCCCTTATCAATGCAGTCAAAGACCGTGTTAGATCTAGCGGGCGACTGAAAGGACTAGACGGTCGGCCTATCTTCTGTACCGCAGAGCACGCCTCGCTTAACTACCTTTTGCAGTCAGCGGGAGCAATCCTGAGCAAGCGCTGGGTAGTCGTAGGACAACAGCTATTTGACGCTGCTGGACTGACCTATGACGTGGACTACACACGTTGTGCGTATGTGCATGATGAAGTTCAGCTTTCTGTTATTCCTGCAGAGGTTGATCACGTCAAAGAACTGTTAGTAGCAGCAGCACCCAAAGCTGGTGACTACTACAAGTTCCGTGTACCAATCACTGCCGCTGCTGACAGTGGTGCTAACTGGGCAGAAACTCATTAATTGTATAATTTAGAAATGTATAGTACACAAATATGTCTCCATTTAATCTAAGTAATGTTTATGGATCATTAGACAGAAGTATTGGAGGCATTCTTCCTGGAGGTGCTGAAAGGACAGATACAGTTAAAAAATTTATGGCTGCTCCTGAAGCTGTAATGATAACTGCTCAAGAAGCTGTACCTGCAATTGTTGGCGGTGCACTTGGGATTGATCGTTCAGACACAAATATAAATCCTAAACTTAAAGAAGCTTTAATGCAAACTGCAGAAAAAGCTAAAAGAGAAGGACGTTCTGAATTTGGATATATGGACTATGACTCCACAACTCCTGGAGGATTAGCCGCACGCCTTACTATGGGCGATGTAGGTATCGGTGAAGTTACGTTTGACGATAAAGGTAATGCAACTGGAATGACTCAAAAGTTTGATACTAATAAAACACCGATGGAAGCTCTTGGTGAATTTAATATTTTGAAACCTAAAACTTACTATAAACCTGCAGAAGCTGCACTAGCAGCTGTACAAGATCGAGGACTAACTACTCACAACATCGATTTTGTAACTCCCCAGACTGGTGCACCAAGCGCTTCTGACATGATGTCAGGAATACTTACTCCAGCACCTACTCGTATGGCGGGAGAAGCAGACATTACTGTAGACAGCACTGCTGTACCTGGGCCAGCTACTAATTATGCCGTACAAGCTGGTGATACTTTGTCATCAATTGCTGCTGATCGTGGC